AAAAATATCATATAGCGTGAAATTAACTGACATATTCGGAGCCATTAACCCTTTTAACCAAAAGGCACAAGCTCCTAATGGAATGATACAAGTTACCAGTCCATTTGCTGATTTTGGAGGATTACTTGCTGGAAGAACTTTATACCCAGAACTTAATCAAAGAAAATTCGTAAACGATTACGATAACAATAGTGAGGTGTATGCCATCATTAAGCGTATATCAAAAACTGTATCAACTGTTCCATTTTACGTTTACAAGGTAAAGGATAAGAAATCCCTTACAAGATATGCAGCACTCACTAAAAACTCAACTACTACTCAAGACTTAGCTAAGGCAGAGTTAATGAGAGTTAAGGCTGTAAGTGAGATTGCAGATTCCCCATTAAATAGCTTATTAGAAAAACCAAACGAATATCAATCTCTTTCTGAGTTCATTGAAAGCGTTATTGGTTATAAACTTATTTGCGGCAATTCTTTTGTATGGGCTAACCGATTAGAAAACGGTAAGGTTCAAGAATTAGTCGTGCTCCCTCCACAATACATGGCTATCATTTCTGATGGTACTATCAATGGGGTTGAAGGTTATTCTTTTACACTTGTTGGATGGGATTTCTTAGATGCGAAAGACGTAATCCATCTAAAATACTTCAACCCTTACTTCGACACTAACGGTTCTCAATTATACGGACTTAGCCCATTACAAGCTGCTTACAGAACTGTTCAGCGTAGCAACGATGCGAAAGATACATCTGTTGGTATGTTACAGAATCAAGGCCCTAAAGGTATCTTGTATGCTGATGAGTCTAATAACTTTGGACAAGAAGAAGCTGGTAAATTAAAAGAAGATTTCTACAATCAGTACGGAACTAAGAGCCAAGGACAAATCGTTCAGAATGCTGGTAAGATTTTGATTGCTGGTGCTAAATTAGGCTGGGTTAATATGGGTTTATCTCCTATCGACCTTCAGCTTTTAGAATCTGAGAAAGTTACCCTTAGAGAACTTTGTAATGTGTACGGTGTAAACTCTGCACTATTTAACGACCCAGATAACAAGACTTACAACAACATGAAAGAAGCTAAGAAGGAAATGCTTACACAAGTAGTACTTCCAGAATTAGTTGCACTTCGTGATGCTTTCAATAGATTCTTTGCAACAGAAATCGGACAAGGTTATTATATCGATTTCGATATTACTGTGTTCCCAGAGTTACAAGAAGATATGAAGGAGCTTTCTGGTATCTTATCTCAGTCATGGTGGATTACCCCTAACGAGAAAAGAGCAGCTATGCGTTACGATACTTCAGCAGACCCAGCTATGGATGAAATCTTTATCCCAGCAGGTTACTTACCTATCGATGAGCTTACTATGTTGCAAGACCCAAGAGATGCTCAACAGCAAGGAGATTACAATATACCGCCAGTGAAGAACGAAGGTTTTTTTTTGAGCAAGAATGAAAAGTTAGATGAGGTTTACTCTAAGTACAAGTCTGTGACTAACATGGGCTATGCAGAATTAGAAGCCTGGTCTAAGACAGAATGTTCAAAGAAAGCATCTTTAGACAGAGCACCGATAGAAAGGAATTTAAGATTGTTGTCTAAGAGCAAAGAAGAGTGGACATCTAAGGACATAGAAGATGCTAACAGAACAATCAGCTTTGTGAGCAGAATGAAAGGAGCAGAACAAGGAGAACCAGCATCAGAAGGATGCCCTTCTAAAAGAGATATATCATTAAAGAACTGGGCTTACGACCCTTCAAAATAAAAACTATGGAACTTAAATCATTTGACATCTTAGAAAAAAGGATTAACGACTTTTTAGAATTAAAAAGGTTGACTAAGAAAAATGCAAAGGGTATTGCTCATGCAAATAGCCTTATAGCATCTGGAGATGTAATGAGACCAGATACTTGGAAAAGACCTACGGCTGAAATGGAGAATGCGTATATAGAAGAGAATGGCTATGATAAATATGCTCTATGGTTTCTTGGTGTAGACCCAGAGCTTGATAAAGATACTAAAGGTCATTATGGGTATATCTATACCTCAGACTTTAAGACTGTAGACAGAAGAGGATTATCCGCTATAAGACAATATTCAGCTCAAAACAATATGACTTCAATTTATGCGGCAGCAGGAAAAATGATTGAAGCTATAGACGGAAAAGAATAATGGCTAAGATAGTTACTCCTTCTCAGCAGTTCGCTTTGCAGCAAAAGATTGCAAGGAAGTCAGTAAGAGAGTATCAGCCTAAAATATTGGCTGCTTTACAATCTGACTTTGACAAGGCTGCTCAGTTGGTTAAGGACTACGGAGTTCAGCAAACTATCAATAATCAGAATGCGTTGTTTGACGGCAAAGAGATTAATAATATTTTACGAACTTTGTACGAGACGACTGGCGGATATACTGCCATGACGTATGAAAAGATATTTGACAAGTTTAAAAAAGAAGAATCAGTAGATTTAGACCCTCTGAACATCATGGATGAATGGTTGGCTTTTATGTTGTCTTATTGGACAACCTATAGCGGAACTAAGATGTACGGAATTGAAAATACTACCAAGAACGAGATTACAAGGATATTGAACGGCTCTATCAGATACGGACAAGAAAATAACTTGAGTCTTAACGAGGTTAATTCACTTGCGATTAAAAACCTACAAGAAGGGAAAATTAACAACGCAAGGAGTCTGCTGATTGCAAGAACGGAATCACATCAAGCATTAAGTGCTGGTATGATGGGTGCAGTTAAATTTGTTAACATACCTTTGCTGAAGCAATGGGTGGCAGCAGATTATCCTGCTAAGAATAATAGGTACAGAAGTTGGCATAGGGCATTGGATAGACAAACCAATCCAGATGCAGGAGGAGTAAGAATACCGATTAATCAGCCGTTCCTTGTGAATACGCCAGAAAGAGGAGTAATTGAGATGCAATACGCACATGATGCAAACGGAGGTGCAATGAATAATTGTAACTGTAGATGTTGTACTGTGTTTATTGCTTAAACAAAAATATATGAGTAATTTTTATAACAAGAAAGCAGTTAGTGGTGCACCAGTCGATATGTCTGATGACACAAGAACCATTGAGGTTTACTATTCTGCATTTGGTAATGTAGATAGCGATGGCGATGTAATTATGCCAGGCTCATTTACAAAGTCTATTAAAGAGAATGGCCCACAAGCAAAGAATAGAATCTGGCACTTGTTTAACCATTCTACAGACAAACCAGTAGCTAAGCCAAAGGAATTGGTGGAAGATGCTTTTGGTTTAAAGGCAATCGTTAAGATGCCTAATACAACTTTAGGTAGAGATACTTATGAGCTGTATAGAGACGGTCATATCACAGAGCATAGCATTGGATTCCAGACTGTAAAGTCTCAAGCTAAATCTGGATATAACGAGATTCAAGAAATTAAATTGTTTGAAGGTTCCTCAGTTTTATGGGGTGCCAATTCTAATACGCCAACCGTTATGGTTAAGTCTGAAATCAAGTCAACTCTAATTGATGAGATAGCTAAAACTATCAAGTCATTGAGAAATGGTTTCTATACTGATGAAACTTTTGGTTTGTTAGAGTTAAAGCTCAAGCAATTACAACAATATCTCGCTGAGATGGAAGAAGAAGAATCAGTCGCTTCAGAAGAACAACCGCCAGTAGATGCTCCAACTGAGTTGCAACCAGTAGGTGAATCAGAAGATGAGGCATTGGAAGATGAAGATGACCCGATGGTTTCCGTTGAATTAGAGATAAACAAATATTTACAATCATTTAAAATTTTCAACTAATGGTAGAAGAAATTAAAAGTGCATTCGAAGGCATCAAAACAGAAGTATCTGGAGCAATCGAAAATGCAAAAGCTGAAAGTGCAGTAGCAGTAGAAGGCTTAAAAACTGAATTAGAAGAATTAAAATCTCAAATCTCTGTAGTTAAAGATGCTGCAGACAAATTAGAGGCAAAAAGCAATCGTAAGACAATGAACGAAAATCAATTTAAAGGTTTCAATGCCACTTTAGGTGAGCAAATTGAAAAGAATGCGGACAACATCGCAAAATTAGGTCGTGGCGAAATGAAGAACACTTCTTTCATCATGGACACTAAAGCAGTAGGTAACATGACTGAAGCAGCTAACTTAACTGGAGATATTCCAAGAGCTTATGCTAATCAAGTTTACGGTTTACCTTCTCGTAAAATCCACGTTAGAAGTTTGTTACCAGTAGGTACAATCTCTCAAGGATTATTTACTTTCCCTCAAGAAACTGGTGGTGAAGGTGCTCCTGCTAACCAAACTCAAGGTAGTGCAAAAGCTCAAGTTGATTTCGATATCAGCATGGTTAATGCTCCTGCACAAGTTATCGCTGGTTACGTTAAAATCTCTCGCCAAATGTTAGATGACGTTCCTGCTATGACTTCTTTCTTACAATCTCGTTTGTTAGAGAAATACTTAGTAGCTGAAGATGCTCAGTTATTATTCGGTTCTGGTGTTGGTGTAAACTTAACTGGTTTGACTACTGTAGCTTCTGCTGCGACTGGTGCTGCAACTGTAGACGTTGAGCAATTAGTACAAGCTATTGCACAAGTTGAAGCAAGTAACTACTCTGCAACTGGTATCTTGATTAACCCTTCAGATTGGGCTAACATCGTAAACACTAAGAATGTGAACTCTGCGTACTCTTTACCAGGTTCTACAGTGGTTACAACTGATGGTCAATTATCTATCGCTGGTATTCCTATCTTCAAGTCTACAGCAATCACTGCTGATAAGTTCTTAGTAGGAGACTGGTCAATGGGTGCTCAAATCATGCAACGTAATGGTATCTCTGTTCAATTCTTTGACCAAGATGGTAACAACGCTGTTGAGAACATGATTACAGTTCGTGTTGAGGCAAGAATCGCATTCCCTATCTACTACGCTGGTGCGTTTGTATATGGTGATTTCGGTAACGTAGGATAATCTTAGATTTATCTAAAATACAAAGGGGTGGCCAAAAGCTGCCCCTTTTTTATGTCTACTATATTTTAGTTATTTTTGTAAAAATAATGGTATATGCAGATTATAAGGGATGTCACAACCACAGTAGAGCCAGTTTCAGAACCAATAACATTGGCTGAAGCTAAGAACTATCTAAGGGTTGATTTTGATGATGATAACGACTTAATTAGCTCTTTGATAACTTCTGCAAGAGTTAGATTAGAGAAATATGCTGGTGTGGCTATGACAGCTCGTACTTTACAAGTTGTAGCCTATGTAGATGAGTTCATTGAACTACCATACGCACCACTTAACAATATCACTAAGGTAGAATATTGGGATAACGATAGCTGGGTAGAAATTACCATACCACAATACAACGTATTAGGAACTACCTATAAGAAAATATACATGAACTCTTTTAGTCACATGGAGTTTAGATTTACTTATACTTGTGGTTACGCTACCACTCCTGCAGTTATGAAAACAGCCTTGTATAAGATACTTGCTGATTTATACGATTACAGAGAATCTTCTGTAGAAGATAGCAAACCAAATGCTAACATAGCATCTGCATACGAACTAATGAAGCCTTATAAACGAGTAAGCATAATATTATAATGATAAGTAGACTTAAAAATAGGATTACTTTCCAATCTA